CAACGATACCGGCGGCAACGGTGGCGGCCGTGTTGGAAGCGGTGAGGGCCGTGATCTTGGCGATCAGTTCGCCCTGCGCTTTCTTGGCGATCTGATAGGTCAGCTCGTCATAGATATAGTCGAGGAAGGCTTCGCCCGAAAGGTCGAGAGCTTCATCGGAAACTCTGATGTACTTCTTGATCGAAGCAGGGATCAGGGTGACGGTGCCGAGCGTGAGGGTTTCCTCGTCGATCGGCGTGGTGCCTTCGGTGTGAACCGTGGCGGCGGTAGCGGAACGCTCGAAGCCGACCTGCAGGTTGCCCTTGATGTAGGTCTTGCGGACGAGGCCCATAATGCCGAGGCGGTCCCACGCGGTGTGAATGCGGTTCTCAACGTAGGACGGAACCGGAACGGTGCCCGATACGTTGGCAGTCAGGAGGGCGCGGCACTCGGCGTCGTCCTCGGTCTTGATGTACTTGACGAAGGCGTCCAGATATTCTTTGCTGGAGCGGATTTCGTCGACGGTCTTGTTGGTGTTTTCCATCTTTTCGTTCTCCTTGACGAAGTTTCTTTTCTCCTCGCCGGCGCCTTCGGCAACGGCTTTGCGGAGTTCGGCCTTTTTGGCCTCGGTTGCTTTGCGAGTCTCGAGTTCGGCGTTAATGTTGCGGGCCTCGGCCTCCAGCGCGTCAAGATCGGCGCCTTCTGCCTCAACCTCGGTAGCTATCGCGGCCTTGCGGGTCTCGAGTTCCTCGACAGTCATCTCGTTGATGTTCATTAGATGACCTCCGTGAGTATTTTTATGCGCTGAATTTGGCGAGCTCTTTCCTGCGCCTTCCGGTGCTCCTCCGTAAGCTCGGCGATAACTCCCTCGCCATAGCTTCTTGCGCTGATAGATGTCGCGTCATTCGCTGGAAGGGAAACTGCAGAGACGTCATAGAGTTTCCCGATTTCCTTGATGGTGCGGAGGACGATGGTCTTGCCGCCCTCCTCGGTGATGAGCCGCTCGTCGGTCTTAACCGTGAAGCCGAAGCTCATCTTGGTGGTGTAGCCGCCGCGGATTTCCTCGTAAAGCTGGCGGCCGATCTCGGTGCCGGAAAGGTCTGCCCTGATCTTGAGGCCGTGGTCGTCGGCAGTGATCATCAGGGTGCCGTTGCCGGTGCGGGCGAATACGCGCCCTTCGTGGTTGTACTGAAGTATGACGTCCGAGACATCCGCGCCGTCGAATGCGTGGCGGTCGACCTGCTCGTTGATCTCGTACTCGTCGTCGCCGTAAAGGCGGTAGGGATCGTCAAACGTGGTTGCATATCCCTCGACGATTTTCTCGTTGTCATCGGTAGCCAGCGCCCGAACCTCGATGTTCCGGTACTGCCTCCCTTCGTTCAGCTTATCCTCAATCGTTTTGTTCATTTGTGTCCTCCTCTTTGCCGGTAGCGAGGTTGTAGTATTCCCCGCGGACCGGAATAGTCGCGCCGAGTCCGTCCGGAAGCGGCGGCAGGTTCCAGATCTCCCGCAGCTCGTCAATCGACGCCATTCCGCGGTCTCCGAAGGCCTGCGTGACTGCCAGCTTGTCGCTGTTGGTCATATACTGGATTCTGTTCGCCGTCGCGGTGATCCGGTTGCCCTGACTCTGCTCTCGGAAGGTGTAAAGCATCCGCGTCACGACCTCCGAGAACTGGATTGCGAACGGCTCGATCTTGCCCTCATAGAACGCCGCCCACTTGTCGCCGTAGGTTGATTCGTTCTTGAGGATTTCCTCGTTAACGCCAAAGTATTCAAAGACGCTCTCGCGGATGACCTTCATCGTCTCGGCGTCGGGCGCGTAGGGCTTGCTCTCGATCTGCTTGATGTCCGTGTAGGTGTTAGGCCAGAGCAGCACGCCGCCCGCGTTTCCCTTGCCGAAGTTCAGCGATGTGAACCGCTTTTTCTCGTTTGCAAGGTCGGCGTCCTTCACGAAGTTCGTCGATTTCGCCATAAAGCGGTAATTTGCCGAGTTCTTGACGCCTTCCTCAATGCCCTGATTGACGATGTCGATGAGCTCGGCGGTATGTTTCAGCGCCGCGTTGCTCTCTCCGAACAGATCGTTCCGATACTGCATATTGGTCATAAGCCCGCAGTTTTCGAGCTCGATGGCCGCTGACTCGTTCCGGAACTTATAGCGCAAATACTCGACGCCGTCGTAGCTGACTATGTCGCAATCGGTCGGAAGCAGCGAGAATATCCCGCTGATCTGTCCGTAGTCGTCGAAAACCGGCGCGATGAATGCGCTGTTCTGCATTTGCAGGATGGTCGCCAGCCGGTAGAAGAACTGGCTCCAAGTCTGATACTCGTTCGGCGCGTGCTGGAGTTTGACTCGCAGCGCAGGCTTTGCGGCTCCCTGAATAACCACGTTCAGCTTGCTGCAGTGTGTCGCAATCGCGTTGATTGCCGCCCTGATCAGCTCGGATTCATAGAGTTCAGCGCCGTGCTGCCTCCATCTCGGTTCCGTCCCTCCGAGGAGGCGCCACTCCCCTTCGTATTTAGTTGCCGGTGGCTGGGGACGCGAGCCGAATAGCTTTTGAAAGAGTCCCATTATCCTCCCCTCATTCGTTCTTGAGTTGTTCGCCTATCTCGGCGAAGTATTTTTGCCGCACGGTCAAGGCGTCAAGAAGTGCGGCCGCGGCGTCTATGTGCAGCGTCGCGTTTATCTTTTCGACCCGCCCGCGTCCTTGCTGGTTGTCGCGTTTCAAAGCGCAATTCAGAAGGTGCGCTTTCAGCAGATCGTTGTCGCCTATGTCGATTTTTCCGTCTTTCAGCAGCCCTTCCATTTCTTGGATGACGGGCCAGAGGTTGAAGCCCTGAAATACATCGTCAGTCCGGAAGCCGTAAGCCTTCAAGTCCTGAATCAAATACTGCGCCGAATATCGGTCATAGCCGACCATCAGCGGATAGATTTGGTAAACCTCGACAAGCTCGGCAAGCCATTGGAAGCAGTCGCGGTAATCGACGAAGTTGTCCCCGCTCGCCTGCAAAATGCCGCGCCGGATGTAGATGTTATACGGCACGTTGTCCCTCTCCGTCGCTTCTTGTATCTTTTCGAGCGGCAGGAAGAACTTGCTGATAACGTGAAGCCGCCCTGCCTTTTCAATCACAACACAACAAGAGGTCAGGTCGGTGGTTCGTGATAAGTCAATACCGGCGACAGCGTAGGAGTTCCGGAACTGTTCAAGCTCCAAATGCTCGCCGCAGGCCTTCTCGACAACGGGGACATCAAGCCAAGCCATTGAGCTCGATTGCTTGATGTTGCAGTATTTGACGATGAACTCGCCCTTCTTTGAAAGCGAGCCCTCGGCTATTGCTATTTCCTCGAGCAGGTAGTCCGTCGAGATCGATACGCCCAGATTAGGATTACTCTTGGCGAGCTCGTTAATATCGTTCCATTTCTCGATGTTGTCGATCATATACAGGAACGGCAGGAGTCTCGTCTCCTTGCTGTCCCCCATCAGAAAGCGCGTCGCTCTCTTGATCAGCTCGTCGTATATGCTGTCATTGATGTAGCCGGAAGTCGAGCAGCTCAATAGGAAACTGTCCGGACGGGCGCCCATAGCGGACTTCATAACCTCGTATTGCTTCAGTCCCTTGTCGCCTTCCCAGCTTGCAATCTCGTCGCAGATGGTCAGAGAGGGATTGAAGCCGTCACTTTTCTTTGCCGAGAATGCTATCTTCTTGACGGTGCTGTTCGTCCCCGGTATGCAAAGATCGCTCTGCCGGTGCCGCGCAACCATCCCGTCATCGTATATCCGTTTGTTATGCTCGTCCCTCTCGTCGAGCTCGTCCTTCAGCTTTTGCCACTCGGGGTCAAGCTGTATCATCTGCCACACATCGTTGTAGATGATGTCGGCCTGCTCCAGCTTCGGCGCGAGGCAATAGACTCTCGTCCCATACCCGCCGTGCTGAAACACATAGTCGGCAATCGAGGCGGCCAGCTTACTCTTGCCGTTCTTCCTTGCCACTATCAGCACAACCTCGCGGAACTGCCGGCAGCCGTTTCCGTCCTTGATCCCGAAGATCGCCGAGATCAGCGCCTTTTGCCAAAGCT